GCGATCTCTGGTGTGCAAGTAAAGCCTTCTCTGTCTTTACTGCGATATGAACAGCTTGCGGTAGGAGCGATAGCAAAAGCTCGATCCATATTATATTCTCTGGCAACTTCAGCCGCACCCTGAATGCCTTTATAAAATTCTGCAGCTAATAATCCAGCTGTACCTAGTCCAGGTATGCCATCATTGACTGCTTGTAGTGCATCACCAAACTGTTCGTAGGTGATGTTGTTTTGTCTTAGTAGGTTTGCTAATCCAAGCAATCCAAATCCGACTTGGCGATCCGTCTCCGAGGGGAGGTATTCTCCAGAACTTCCAATGCCTGTTTTGCTATGGAGGTTGCACAAGTCTCGCATACCCTCAACAAAACCTTTTGACACGTCGGCGATTGTACAGGCACCACAATTGAGGTGTTCCAAGAGACAAGTTCCTCGTGATGGCAGGTAAACTTCAAGGCATACATTGCCTCTGATTCTTTTTCCATTTTTGTCATACTTAATTTTATTGAGCCATATGTCACCCGACCTGATGCCATATATCAACGCATCCCTGGTTGTCTGATTAGCGTTTTTCCATTTTTCATCATTAATGTTGACACACCTCTTAACCCATGGGAGTTCGGATCTAGGAGTAGTAATAAAGTCAACAATGTCAGGGTGATCCAAGTCGCAATGAAGAACGCACGCACCATTTCTGTATGTCCCACCTCTTCTTAGTATTTCATTTAGGGTTGAGTAGATTCTTCCGAAGGAGACTGGTCCTGACGCAACAAGTGTGTCATTTCCTTTAACGCTTTTAGTTCCTTTGGGTCTAAGTTTCGACAAGTGGACTGCGACACCTGCTCCATTTCTGAGAGCATGTGATACAAATCTCCACGATGCTTCGATTCCATTTGGTCCCTCCATTGAGTCTTCTACAACGAAGACAGTGCAACTTACGGGTAGACGTGAGTCGGGGTTATCCATCCATGACTGAACCCGACCAGTTCTAGATATTAAACTTGATGTCATTAGACTAGATCACTTAATGTAGGTGGTTTATAGTTTTTGCTCTTTAATACTTTTCCGTCTTCCCTATAGATAGGTTTGCCACCATCACCAAGTTTGGACATATTACTTTCATG